GTAATTTTTGTATGGTATCTGTTTTGAAATTTGTTTTCTGCTTTCATCCCTTGAAGGGCATATAACATTTTACCTCGTTCATCACCTTCTGTCATTTTAATTAATAGCCAATGACAAATAAAGTGTTCCCTAGCAGTTAATTCAACTAGATTGTTTTTATCGTTGCTACCACCAAGTGATTGTGGAATAATATGGTGCGTTTCGGTATATCCCTCTGTAATGCGTTGTTTAGCATTAGAGGTTATAGTAAAATAGAGTTTGGAGTATTTGTTTGTGAGCATAATAGTATTTAGTCCAACACTTGACTTTCCACTATTTTAGCATAAAAAAAGAGTGCCGAAGCACTCTTTTTGATGTTGATTGTCCCGAAAGACAATCTGCGGTACCCAATTTCACTGAAAAGTTAAATTTTGTACGGCAATTTCTCCAACATAGTCTGCTGCATTACCAAACGAACTTGCGGTGTTCGTTAATTCGATGTAGCCATACCTGGTCATAAATGATACGACTGGCTCGAATGTTGTAGGATCTAGAACAACACCAGAACTCATCAATGGGATGTATGGGCAATAGAATGCCGCTGCATCTGTCTCACTTGAACCCTTGTAACCAACTAGTACAGGTGTTGTGTCTGGAGCATAAGAGTCAACGAACACACGCATTGCACCGTTCAATGTACCAACAAACTTAGTGTTTGTAGGTGCTTCGAATGTACCTTCTGTTGTACGTGCGAATGCAGAAGTTGTAGCAGACTGTAGAACAGTCAATGCAGCAGAAGAAACAACTGCCCAGTTACCAGCACCACGGCGAGTACGTTGAGCAATCAAGTTAGCAACACGGTTGATTAGAACAGCTAGAGCAGCGTGTTCGTCACCAACGTATGTAGCTGTACCACTTACGGTAGCTTGGTTGTATGTGTACTCAGTTGTAGCTAGTGTACGTAGAGACAATAGAATTTCTTGGTCGATTTCAGCAGTAATTTCTTGTGCTAGAGCGGCCATAATTTCTGCTTCAACGTCAATACCATGCTGGCTTTGTGCGTCTTGAGCAGCTTCGAATGTCCAACGTGCTTGCAACTTACGTGACTTAGCTTCAACAGCTTGACGTAGAATCTGAACGGAAATCTGACGACCACCGTTGCCTTCTAAAGCTGCTGTGTTGTTACCTGTGTAACCAGTAGCTGTAGCGTCATTGCTTGGCTGACGTGAGTATGCTTGAGCAATAGTGAATGGGCTCAATGCTTCTTGACCAGCTGTTACGCTAGTTTGAGCAGCACTGTTATCCACTAAGTTTTGTGCATAACGTACACGTAGTGTATGAATCTGACCAACTGGGCCAGTCATAGGCTGAACACCTACCAACTCGTTAGCGATAACTGTTGGCATTACACGACGGATAACTGGTAGAATAACACGGTTTAGTGTGGCGATGTTACCAGATGTTGTTGTACCTGCTGTAGATTCAGATAGCAACTGCTTGCGAGTGTTTTCTAAGATAACACCCATAGTTGAGCGGCGAGTGCCCTTTAAGCCTTCTAGTAGGGCTTCTTTGGTCTCGTCCCAACGGCTTTCTAATAGAACTTTTGACATTATTATTTCTCCTAAATGTATGTCTTTTTTTATAGCCCTGCTAAACGCTTGAGGTCAATAACATTGCTGTTTTCTTCGACTTCAACTTCTTGTTTGGCAGATTTATCACCAGTAATTTCTTTCATAACTTTGGACTCAGATAGAGTTTGCTTTTCAGCAACCTTTTTCTCAGTACCAACGTTTAAAACTGCTGGTAGATACTTATCGAAAGCGGCTTGCAATTTTGGTGTCTGCACACTTTCTAGTAAGTTACGCATTGTCTGTGCTTTTTCCTCATTTAGAGTACCTAGCAATTCGGTCATAGTCTTCTCACGAAGGTTAGACTCTTTGATAATGCGAACTTCACGTTCTTTTGATTCCACTAATTTCTTAGTGTTTTCGATTTGTTGTTGTGATTCGGCTAATTGTTGCTCTTTCTCAGCTAATTGTGCCATTAGCTTGCGTGTTTCAGATTTCTCATTTAGATGAGTAACACTGAATTCGCTTGCGAAAGATTCGAAAATACGACGACCAAAATTGTTTTCTTTTGCAACTTTGATGTCCTCTTTCAACTGGCCTAGTTCACCCTTTAATTGTCCTGCTACAGCGGCGCTAACTTTCTTAGCACTTTCAGCAACGAAACGTGCCTTCAATGCTTCTAATTGTTTGCGACCTTCAGCAACTAACTTGACCTTTGCTTCAACAACTGCTTGCTTGTCTTGTGCGAATTCTTTGATTTCACGAGCCAATGCATGAACAATGAATTGCTCCAACTTTTGTTGGCTTTCTTTCATTGCTTTGCGATCATTGCGTAATTCTTTGATTTCTTCAGCTAGTTTAGTAACCATAAAATCATTGAACTTTGTTGCAGATTCACGTAGTTGTTGTTGAGCTTTAACACGGTCTTCATTCATTGCTTGCTTTTCAAGACGGAATTCTTCAATTTCGCCTGTCAAGCTGTCTGTAACCATTTTATCAAGGGCTTCAACCATCACAAGTCTGTCATGTTCATAACGCTGTGCGAATTCTTCATGTAATTCAGCACGTACTTGTTCACGTGCCTCATTCAATTTAGATTCCCATGCTTCATTTAACTGAGCACCGATATCTTCATTGATAAGACCGCTTTCAAGTAATGGTTTGATAGCATCAAACATTCTTGTTCCCCTTATTTGATTTTGAGATCCTTGATGAGGCGCATTACTTCCTCTTTCAAGAATTTCTCTACTTTTTTGTCGCCTCTTGCTTCCTTAGCAATGTCCAATAGCTTATGACCATTTTTCATGTTCATCATACCTTCGTATATAGCTTTTGGATATGCATTTGGTGCGCTAGGTTGTGCAACAATATCCACAGTGACTATTTCAAAGTCACTGACTTTTCCGTCAAAGTCATTCACGTTACCGCTACCACGACTGCTGACGCCGAGTTTCACACCACTCTCCAACATGGTAGTTACTAACTGACCCATTGGAGTTGGTAAAATCTTTAGTTTTCCGAAACCATTAGCTCCGTCCATCCACATACTGGTAATCATATGTGATACACGGTCTAAGTTAATCTTTAGATCATCTGGGTGATCGACTTCACCTAATACAGAATAACCTGTAGAAATCTGCTCATTCAATGTCTTTACAGCGTTCTCAATCTCGGATACGGGGTAAATACGCTCATTGGCGTTCTTTACCCCGCCCTGGATGAAAATCCCCTTCATGTAAAGAGATTTTCCTTTGCCTTCACCTTCACTTTCGACCACCATTCCGGCACGGTCGAAAGTTAGATGCTCTTTGAGATACAAAGCCATTTTCTCTCAGATTCCTTAGATGCGCTTCTTAATTGTCTTTTTAGACTCAGCTACTGGGCTCTTTGTATTAACACCACTAGCTTGTGACTTAGTTGGGGCAGGAGCCTTCTCTAAGTCTTGACCTGCTTGGGCAGGAGCATTCTTGAAAGAGCCTGCGCCTTTAACTTGTGTTTCGCCCTTAGAACCATAGTTGCTAGGACCTTTTGGGCTTGTTGGAACAGCTTCTGTGTCGCCACTGAACTTAACTGGCTTGCTTGCCATTCCAGCTTGTCCTGCATTTGCTGATGTACCGATTGGGCTCTTTGGTTGTGCACCATTGTCACCACCGATCTTAGAACCATATAGACCAGGAACGTTCTTTAGTTGAACTGCTTCTTCTAAAGACTCAGAAACATCTTCTTCTTCATCTTCTTCGTCATCAGCAGCTTCCATCATGTCTTCGGCTTCTTCTTCGCCTTCTTCTTCACCAGCTTCGAAATCTTCTTCACCGGCTACTTCTTCGTCGTCACCGCCCATGATTTCTTCAAACTCTGCCATTAGTTGGTCTAGTTTATCTTCTAGGTCAACTACACGGTCTTCTAAATCTTCTTCGCCGCCTTCTTCATCTTCGCCGGCTTCGATATCGACTACTTCATCTTCATCAGAATCCAAATCTAAATCTTCTTCTTCTTCGGTCATACCTTCTTCTTCGACGTTGATTTCGTCTAGTAGGTCACCTACTTGTCCGCCCATGCCTTCATCCATTTCTTCGTCCATCATAGACTCATAAATTTCGCGGGATTTTTCTACCACGATATCGTGAAATAAAGCACGTGCTTGTTCTTCGTTCTCATTGATAATCAAATCAATAAGTGTTTCAAATTTTTTGTTATCCATTGTTCGTTTCTCCTGATAAAATGGCGTTGTAATAATTATTTATAAGGCATATGGAAAAACAGCACAATATGTGCTGTTTTTTTACGTTTTTGCCTAGAATAACTATTTATTATGGCTGTTTAGTGTTAAACAGTCGGTGTTTCTGCTTGTGCCTTAGCGCCATATTGTTCATGTACTTTCTTTAAATACTGAACTTTTTCATAGTTCCTAACGTCCATCATCTTGCGTAATTTACGAATTTGCTTTAAAGTAAGTTTGGTTTTACGGCTTTCACGCCACTTAGGTGACGAATTATCACTACCAACATCTTGATATCCTTGTACAGCCGGTTCAAACATTTCAAACAATTTCATTTGATATTTCCTATTATGTATTTATCTTACATAGCATTACCAGCTGGTGCCGGTGTTCCCGGACCGGGTGTTGTTGGCTGAGGTACTTGTCCTGCAGCCATTTCTTCTCCTGATGGGGGTTCTTGCTCACCTTGTTCTGCTTGATCGGCAGTATCCAAATCAGTTTGAATATCTCCAGAACTAATACCAATACTTCTTAAATCGTTACCTTGCGGTTCAACGTCAAGTTCTTTGTTATTTTCTTCACGCCATAACTTTTCATTTTTATTGATTTCTTCTTCAGTTAAACCCAAGAAACGTTCTAATGCAAAACGCTTACTGATATATGGATACTGTTCAATAGATGTAAACGTAGATACACGGGCGGTGTCTAACTCACTTTGACGATATGCAGCAAAGTTTTGAGGAGGATTAAATTCTAGTTCAAACAAGCCAGAATCAATGTTTAATCCTCTCCAACGCAAGAATAATTTAAACTCTTCATCCAATTTACGGCAGATATAGTTCTGTAGACGTTCACAATATTGATTGAAACGGAACTCTTGGATCATTGCTGTACCAACACGACCATCACTTAATGGGGTAGTATTATCGTCAGGACCTGTAGGTAAATATGAACTTGGAACACGTAGACCACGAGCTAATCTGTTGTTAAAATACTTTAAGTCGTCAATTTCACCTAAGTTTTGACCACCTTGTAATAAGTCAACACTAGATCCACGACCATCAGCAGTAACAGGGAAGAAATAATCTTCGTTCATTGATAATGGATTGTATGTTGCGTCAACGATAGCCTGTCCACCGTACATACTTGGAATACGTCTTTGGTGAATTTCGTTTTTGATACGTTCAACGAATGCCATAGCCATGTGACTTGGCATGTTACCAACGTCAATCTTAAACACTCTACGCTCTGGAGCACGTTGTACACGATATATTAAAACAGCATCTTCCAACAGTTCTTTTTGCTTAAAAACTTTAAAGATATTTTCTAAGATGCTTTGACCAAACGGCCAAAATCTGTCAAGACCTTCTGTTAAACTTAAATGAACCACATGCTTTGCATCAATGGCTGCTTCACTAAAGCCTAAACTAAAACGTGAACCGGTTGTATTATACGGTTGATTTGGAACAGTGTAACTAGTTGTCATACCACCACCTGTGCCGCCTAAGCCAGTTGCAGGATTAGCAGCAAAGTCTGTGTTTGTCTTTTCACTGACAACTAGATTTTCCAAATTAATATTCAAGTCTTTGATAACATATTGCTCAGGCTTTTTACCTTCACTTTCATTAACAATAACTTTAATAACTTTGGCCATATCGACCCAATACAACTTGAAGTTTTCTGGATCTCTTACAAACACTTGGTCCCCGTATTTTAGACAATTTCTAAAAATCTTAAAAATACGAGTATCCATTTCATTTAGTTTACACCACTGTTGCAATTGAGTTTTTAACAATTCGATTTCGTGGGGAGTTGGATCGTCTTTCCAATTCAAATTGAATGAAGTTTGATTATGTTCATTCTTTTGTGTACTGAATTCTGCTATTATATCTAAACATGCGTTGATTTCAGCATCAACGTCCATCATTTCATACTGATTATATCGTTCAATACGGTTTGGGTGACCTGTATAGACTTCGGGCAGTCTACTGCGATAATTCTTGTAGCCAAAATCATTATTATTCCAACCACCAGTTGGAGTGTTGTTTTGACCTGCGTTATTGTTCCATGAACCAGTTAAATTGCCGCTGCCCAATGGACTCATTGTTCCGGCTTGATTAACTCTAGTAAACTTTTTCTTATATGTCATATTGATTAGGGCCTATCAAGTATTTATAGTTATGCCCTGGAATACTGTAATAATTCTTCTCTGGTGTCGTTTCCAGAACTTAATTTATCAGCAATAGTATCTAATTTTTCTGACATTACTTGATATAGGTCTTTTAATATACCTATGCTTTCGTTTTGAGAAGATGCAGCCGAAACGTTTGGTAATGCATTGGACAAACTTTCTTTTGTCACTGAATCCAAAACCGATTTTATTGCTTGCAATTGTTGCTGTGGTATAACTGCTTCTCTGCCATGTAACATAACAGGATAACCAGATTCTGGTCCGCTAAACAATCCACCGTTTCTTGCCATTTCAATATGAGGAGGGTCACCCTCTATAGTGTTAAAGCCATACTTAGCTAACAATCCCATAGCTTTTAACTCGGCAACTTGACTACTATTTAAATCTAAAGCACGTCCTATATTATGTTTACTTTGTCCTGGCTGCGCCTTAGGATTACCTCCGGAATTAATGCTAGCTTGTTCTTCTAACGAACGGAAGGCACTGTTAATTTGTACAGTTTTTCCGTACTCAGCAATCATGCTCAAGAAATTTGATTTTACGATTGGATCTAATTTTTCAAAGTGCTCTCTACTTCCCGTATTACTGGTAAATTTTAATAAACTTTCAACATCCGCTGCGCTTACCTGTGCTGGTGATTGCGTTGAGGGTGTTTGCCCTGCCGGTGCTTGAATAGCTGGTGGCTGTTGGCGGGCTCTAGCTCTGGCTCCTTGTCTTGCTAAATTGGGATTTCCTACGGCAGCGCCGCCAGCAGTTTCTGCCATTGGTGCTACTCCGGCTGGAGCAGGTGGTGTTGTTGATGGCCCAAGTTTTGTATTAACCAATTCTATTACTTTACCCAATGCTTCAGTAAACGTTAACACAGCGGGTGAAGCCTTATTCATTAAATCATTACTAAATTTAAACATCTCATTTCTCATTTTGTCCATTTCTTGAGATGCTTTAACCGTATCTTCTGTTAATTTATTTTGATTTTCAAGCTGTTTTTTCTGAAGTGCTAACGCATCTTCCATTGACCCTTTAAATTTTCCTGATGCTAAATCAGCCTGAGTAGCATAACTAGTCATAGCATCACTACCATAAGCCATTACATCGCGCCATCTCACTGATGCTTCTCTTGCTGCTTCTTGCAATGTATTTTGTGCTTGGTCATATCTCTTTGCGGCATCTTCAGGAGATGTAGCTTTGGATAAATTTGATATTATTTCAGGTATAGTATTACCAAAAGTAACCAATGCTTTTCCTGCAGCATCAGTATTTGCTACACCTGATGCTAAATCCATAACACCCCGTTTCAATTCAGGGTCTCTAATATTCATTACAAATGCATCAAGTGCTTTAGCTCCTTGCTCTTGACCAGACGCCATCATTTTATCACGTGCTGCACGATATCTACTATCAGACATTAACACATCACGCTGTTTTTGAACATCTTCCCTTGAAAGCCCAGTTGCTTTTTGTAACAAATCCAATTCTTTAACGTAGGCAATTGTTCCTTTTGCTAATTGATCCTCGTTCATCATTCTGCCGCGGCCAAGACGAATTTCTTGCTGCAAGAATGCGGCCGCTTGCTCACCTATTTGGTCAGCAGTCAAACCTAATTTTCTTAAATCTATTCCTGCCTTGTCTAGTGCTCCGCCTTTTTTGGTTAATTGACCAATCGCACCCATGAATTTATCAGCACCTAAACCAACTGTGCCACCGAACGCAGCCAATTCAATACCATTTTCTCTAACTATCTTAGTAAATCCTTCCATTGACATGCCGGATGCTATGACTTGGTCCTGTAAACCTTGCATACCAGTAGATACCAAACCTCCCATGTTTGATATGTCTTGGAACATTCTTAGATTTTTATCAAGTAACTCTAATGTAAACTTAGCAGCGTTAGCGCCTACTTTAATACCTTGAGCTATTCCGTCACCGAATAAAGGTATTAATTTAGCCACAGAACCCAATGCATCAGCTACCAAATCTAGAACTGGATTTAACGAGGCGAAAGACGATTCTCCTTTGGCTAGACCAGCAGCAAAACTTCCCATGCCCTTAGCTATATTGCCCAAACTTTGTTTTACAGTATCACCGAATTCGTCATACCGTTTTTGCATTTGAGCCATTTTCGCTTCTTGAGTTTTAATCTCTCTAATCTGTTTTCGCTGTGCGTCTGTTAATTCAATTGAGGTCTTTATTAATTTACCATTGGCATCCTGTCTGTAGCCCATGCTTTTTAATTCTTCGTCATACGTTTTTTTCACTTTTGAACTAAACGTACCGGCAGCTTGTGTGCTATTTTTAAATGCAGAAGATTGAGCCGTAATGGCGTCAGTCAAATCACGCAATTGTTCGTTAAGTCGTCTAATTTCTTCTGGGTCTAAATTATCAGCCATGGTTTTTATCCACTAAATATCTACTTGTATTTATGTATCAAAAAACACCCATTTAGGAGAGATTATGGATAATCCGTTAAAACAGTATTTTCGTAGACCTGCATTATATTTAAAATTACCCAGCGAGGGTAAGTTTTACAAAGAGGGTAGTATCGAGTTACCGGATAATAAAGAAGTTCCAATATTTCCAATGACTGCTATAGATGAAATTACCAGCAAAACGCCTGATGCGTTGTTTAATGGCACCGCTGTAGCCGATATTATAAAAAGCTGCGTACCTAATATAAAAGATCCATGGGCTATACCTGTTATGGATATAGACCCTATACTAATTTCTGTTCGTGCGGCAACTAACAGTAACGAAATGGATGTAAATTCTATATGTCCTGCTTGCAATGAAGAGGGAAAATATGGAGTAAATTTAATAGGTTTATTAAATGGATTAAGTGCAGGAAATTATGATGACGTAATTGAAGTTGATGAACTTAAATTCAAATTCAATCCACTAAGTTACAAACAAGTAAATGATTTAAATTTAAAACAATTTAGTGTTTCACAACTTGCTAGAAATATGGACGATGTAACCGACGATGAAGAACGAAAAAAAATATCGACATCCTTAATTCAAGAACTGAATACATTGTCAGTTAACTTAGTTTCCGAATCTATCGAATACATTGCTACTCCATCTTCAATGGTAACTGATAAAAGTTTTATTGTTGATTTTTTACAAAATTGCGATAAAAAGACATTCGAATTATTAAAAGACACCACAATAAAATTGCGTGATGGTTCTCAATTAAAGCCCATGAAAATTAAATGCGTAAATTGCGGACATGATTACGACCAAGCACTAACTATTAACGTTACGGATTTTTTCGATTAAGGCTTCTATCCCTTGGCCCTGAAGGGATACAGAAGCTATTAGATGATTTAGAAACAGAATCCATAGAAATCAAAAAAACTTGTTTAAGATTTTCTTGGTATATGAGGGGCGGGACAACCTATGAGGACATATTAAACATGTCCATAAAGGAAAGAGAAATTATAGGTGAAATTATTGAAAGTAATTTAGAAACAACAAAGAAATCTCAATTACCATTCTTCTAATTAAATCCATAATTGTTCATTTATCAAACTTCTGGGATTTTAGTTTTCATCTAAAGATGAACTTCGTTCATCTAGAACTTCGCTATCGCTCAGTTCTGGATTGTACGATTAACTATTCTTTTTAATCTTTCATTTAGGAGACATATATTGCCGCTTTGAAGCCATGGTAGTGCTATTCAGCACTACCAATGGTTAAGGGATTTGCCATGCCCGTCATCCAATGTTATCTTTCTCCCGAACAGTCGCCTATTTGTTGACACCATTCGCTACCGGTTGCTCTGTAAAGTTTATGGAGCTGTAGTGTATCCAGCAAGTTTAAACATCTGTGTTCTTGCCGATACCGCAACGCACATCCCACACCGCAAAGATAAAATAAGTGTGAGCTTGTTGAAGGTTCGCTTTGTCGATTGCCTTCTCGGTATATCCATAGTTATTGCTAACTATGCTTACTCCAGATCCGTTAGCGATCTTTCACGCTTCCTCAAGGAGGACCTACAAACTAGGCCGTCGAATTTTTACTAGGTATTAAGTGTTTATTGTGAGAATATTTTGTTTTGACGTGGTGTCTGATTGATTTGTTGAATAAGTTTTCAAAAGTTCTGCATTGAGATTGAAGAAACTGTCAAATTCGAAAATAATCCAGTCCCCATATTTTTTGGATGTGTAATATACAAAATTATCTGAAATCCATGTTAATTTACTTTGTACGCAAACATATTGTCCTTTTCTGTTAAATTTCATAAACAGAATATTACAATCGTTTGGATCTCCTGCAGCTAACAGTTGGTCAAGCCAACTATCTATTACTTTACATTCCCCTGTAAGTAATAGATGGAATGGAAAATCAGCGTAATTCTTGCATTCAGAATTAAAATTTATCCATGAATCAGGGGCAATAATATCACCCTTAAAAGATTTGGCTTGGTTGCCATCGAGAAAAGATTTTCTATGTGAGTTAAGCCCGCCGGTATATGCGCCAGAATTTGGCACACGAACAAACGGCTCTGTGTATAAATCGCTCAAATACTTAGCGATTTCTCTCTCAAATGAACTTCCTTTATTTTTACTTTTTGATGGCATGTTTATACTTATTATTATTTGTTATGAGTTGAAAATTTACATTTATTACCGTGGTACATTGTGTAATGATTTTTTGCAACAGTCTTGTGGCAGTGCTCACATGTCCTCTGATGTTCAGGTTTCCTCATTGGATTATTATCACCTGAGTTTTTCAATTTGGTCATTGCTTTATTGTAATCAGAAGCAGGAACACCGTACATTGGGTTATTGATTCCCTGCATTCTCTCTGATAGTTTGGGGTTGTCTTTGAGGGACTTACTTATATTTTCGTTATGGGTTGAGGGTCTATTATTGGCATACTTCTTTACCCCTTCACTTTGTTTTTGTTTCCATTCAGAATCATGCTTTTTACCATAATTTGGCGACAATTCTCCTGTTTTACCATGCATAGGATTATTTGGTCCCTTTCTAGCATTACTCTTTTTTTGCCTTGTTGTTGGGTTTTCTTTTACCCCGTACCTATTATATAATCCGTCTCCGTTATGTTGGTTAAAACTCATGGGATCATCTTTAGCGTTTAGAGACATTAGTATAGAAGTTTCTAAGTTGGCTATATCTGATGCAGTTCCTATGTGAAGTATTTCATACACCCACTCGTTACGATTTTCAATAATTAATGGTTTGACTTCTTTACTAGAACAGATGTATTCTTCATGTCTCGACGGGTTCCATCCCTTGCGAATTTTAGATCCAATGTACCATTTTCCTGTTGGTATATGAATCCATTTATAGATATAGGGTATGGTTTCGTTATAAATAGTCATGCTGGTGCTCCTTGTAAATGTTTAGCATTAGAGTAGTTGGGGTGTCCGAAGCCCGCGAACTACACTAATATTTATCATTTTTCAATATTTACCGAGCTATCATATGATGTAAATCCGCTTTCTTTGACAACTCTAAGCACACTTGGAACTCGGTTAATCAATTCTTCTTTGTGACTAACTAGCCATATTGATTTTTGTCTGCGGCGGCACATATCTTTCAGTATTGCCAATGAGTTTTCTACTCCAGTACTATCAGTACCATTATCTAGTAGTTCATCTATAAACAGTGTATTAATCGGGGAATATAAATTCTCCCAAACATCACGGAAAGCCCAAGATAACGACAATATAACCCTATTCATCTCTCCCCTAGACAAATTATGAAAATCCATTTCACGCCCAAGTTCAGTGATTTCAACTGACAAGTCATTCTTAAAGACAACATTATGGGGAAGCCCGATTTTATCTAGGTAATGAGTTAGTCGTGCGTTTAGATAACTCAAGTTCTGGTCAATGATCTTCTTACGAACAAAACTGTCTTTGCTAGTTAGCAAGTCAAGCAGGAACTTTTGATGTTCCATAGTTTTAGTAATCTCATTTATTTTATCAAACTTTACTTCTTGCAGGGCTTGACTTTCCATCTCAACAATTTGTTCTTGATATGGATCAGTTTCTCCAGCTTTAGTCTCAATTTGTGATAATAAAGTTGATACCTTTGAGCGGTGTTCAATTGCTTGGGCTTCTGTATCGTAATGAGTACATGGGCGCTTACCGACATTGACGCTAGGCGTATCAAGAAGTTGTTCACTAAAGGGGTTAGTCTCTGACTCTTTATCACTGATCTGCTTTCGGATATTAATGATTTCTGCCGACTGACGCACAGCCTCAGCTTCTGTTTTATAATGTGTAACAGGTTTCTCTCCTACAACAATTGGCGCAGCAACAAGTTCATCAAGTTGAAACTTCAAATTATCTAAATGACTCTTGCTGGCATTCCATAACTCAATTTTGTTATTAAGAACGTTAGTATGTTGCTCATCGTGGAAATCTTGACCACAAGCATAACACTTGTGTTCTTTAAGAGTATTGACTTCGGCAGTTAGCTTTTCATAGTTCTTACCTTCTTTAGTAATTTCTTTACGCAAGCTATCAACCTTGCTATCGTACATTGTTTTTAATTGTACTTGTTGATTGTACGTTG